AATTAGGCACAGCCTGACTAGTTTGAATTACTTTCAAAAGTAAATAAGGACTGTCTTGCGATAAACGTTTTAGTAAATCTCTGGATAACTCCATCGATTTAATATTACGTTTAACTTTCGGTTTATCTCCAAGGGCTCAGGAAATACGATTAAGTTCAGAGTAAGCTAAACGGATTCTATCCGTTAAACTTAAACTGTCGAAATCCCATAAGTAATGACTTGCTGATTCTGATAACAGATCAGAGAAATTACTTAATAAATCCTCAGTACTCGGAAAATGGCGAGTGTAACAATCGATAGATAAGAATCTTCTATATCTTCGATATGTTGCTTCATCATTTTCCAATGCCTTGAATCAACCATGGGTGATTTTATTCTTTAATAATTCATCTAATGAATTATTAAAAGTTTCTAAATCCCTTATATCTAGCGAATCTATAGCCGAAGCCCTTAGGCTTGGTGATAGATCCAATATAAGGTTTAACCCAAAATAAGATACAATATCCCAATAAGAGCTTTGGAGTTTTCTAAGTCATTTCTGACTCGAGAATGCCCCAGGAGCTTTTAAAAAGGATTGTATCTTATCAACAAGAACTTCTCTATCCAACAACGGATCTTCTATAACAATAGAATGTAAATTATATTGTATATAGAGATCTTTGAGGTAGAGTGGCGACTTAATAAATTCAAATAATGATCTCGGTCCTAAAGGACTAAAATCATGATCTGGACCTATTAACTTTTTAGCAAATTCGGCTACACCTAATTTGGAGACTAAGGATTTTGATAAATTAATATCAACTCCTAAATCAGTCATCAATTTAAGGTAAGCAGATGCTACTAATGGGTCAGCGATAACAATATCATCGCCAAGCAGAGCATAGTCCTCAAATCAGTCATTATGACCGATTCGCTGAGCTGCGATCTGTACTATAGCGTGATGTGTTAAGGCTAACATCGCCCAAGAGGAAAGAGCTCCCATTGGTTGACCAACAGAATAACGGTATACACCGTTACTCTGAGGGAATTCATTAGAAGAAAGAGAATAATCTCGATCAACTAATAAATCCTTTCAAGCTATTGCTGTCTCTCTGTCACCAAAGAGTTCAGACAATAGATCTACTTGTAAATCAATGGGGAGTCTGTCTGTTGCAGCGCC